ATCTTGGGTATGCCGTCCTTGCCACTTCGCCTGTCCGTTCTAAGTGTTGTATCCCTGTCCGAATTTGCTTAATTGTAAAATGTAATTCCTCGGATAGTTTGGTATATGAGGAAACACGGGAACCGCGTTTGATAACAATTCCTTTCCAATCCTCATCGTAGGCGTTGACGGTCAGGAGCAGATGCAAGAACAGACATTTGGTGACGGTATCGTCGTACCATTCCCAGTCGAGGAGCGAGCGGTAAAGCTTGATATATCCATTTTTCAGCATCACAGTTCGCCCCTCTCCAGAATCGTTTTGAGCTCATAGCGCAGGATCCTGCCGATCAGTTCCCCGGAGGTCTCACTCCGGCAAAAGACAGGAACAAGGTTATACCGACCGCTCCAGGCCAGCAGGGATGCGGTAAGCGCGGCAGGGTTCAGCCGGCTGCGGTAGGCGCCGCTGAGCGCCTTTTCCCAGTTCGCGTTTTCTACTAGCAGGTAGACCTTGGCCCCATCCTCTCTGGCCCGGATGAATTCCCGCTCAAACCGGGCTCGACTGCGTGTAAAGCAGGCACAGAGCTCGTCAAGGTTCATCTTGCGCTCAATACAGATTTTGCCTGCCGCGCTAATGGGCTCTCCCGCTGGGCTTACAAACCGGCAGGAGTAGTCCCCATAGTCAAGCTTGCAGCGCTCATACGGATACTGTATTGCCTTCAGGCGGCGCCGCAGGGCAGGGGTATCCTGCTCCCGCGTATCCACCAGCACCACCATGCTCTCCAGCATCCGTTCAATCTCAAAATGGTTGTATTCCGCCATCGCGCTCAGAACGGGAGGTCGTCATCATCGTCCAGCGCCTCGAAATCCTTAGGGCCGGTTGTTTCAAAAGGCGTTGACGCCGGTCTGTCCTGACGCGGCTTATCCTTCGGCGTTTTAAACTTTCCACTGCGGATATCATCCGCCGGAATAAGCGAGCAGCATTTTGTGGTCCAGCCAGTCCGTCCGTTCATCTCCCACTCCTCGTTGCGGAACAACGCGCCTACCAACAGACCTTTGAGCTTGTTCTCGTCCCAGTCAAAGCGGAAACCCTTATTGCTGTCTTCAAAGGCAAACATAGCGTTGTTAAAGGCGTTTTTCGCCCATGCGTCCTTATCGCTGCCATCGTCTGCGGGGATGCGCAGGCGGTAGGTTCCCCGCCATTTCTTGTCTTCATACGTCTGGCCCCTGTAGTCGTCTCGGAAGAAGCCTTTTTTGTCGCCCTCTTCCACATCGAAGCTCAGGAGCAGAATGTCACCCCAGTCGTTATGCACGAGCTTTACGTCCATGATTTTGACCACATAGCCGCCCGCGGGCAGCTGCTCCCTGACATAGCTCCGTTTCGGCTCGTATCCATTGAATGCTTTCATCGTATGTACTCCTCCTGTTATTTTTCAGTATTTAAACCCCAATATTCCCGGATGGCACCGTCCACCATCTTCAGGTCGTTGTCGATTTCCAGAAGATTGAACATATCTTTAGGAGATTTCGCCGTTGTATACCCATCGGTTTGGGTTTCAAAGTGATATCGATGCCCGTCTGACCTGCAATACAGGACGACGGAGAACAGGCCCTCAACGGTGAGTTGGTTATCGAGCATTTTACCTACAGTCTTGGCCTTGATTTTACCGCTGTCTGTGATCTCGCTGTGGTGCAGCAGGTAGACGATCGTATCGTCCGGCAGATCCCGGGAAATGTAGTCGATCATGGAACGGAAGCGCACGGCGAT